CCGGACCCGACGGGTGGTGCGAATCGATCACAAGCAGGTCTCGGAGAACGAGTTCCTGCCGGACCAGAACGTCACCAGGAGCATGAGCTGCTACCTGGTGTTCGATCTGCCCCCGGTGGGTTACTCGAACGACGAGGCGATGGACATTTACACCGGGTTCAAGACCCAGCTGTCCGCCTCGTCCGACGCGATCGTCACCAAATTGCTTGGTGGCGAGTCGTAAAACCGCGTCTGGACGTACTTCGAATGATCCTCTACGTTGCTTGGATTACGATTATTTATGTGATCCTAGCAGCTGTGATTTTACTCGCAGCAGGAGTCGCGTGGGGGTCAGTTCCCAACCGAGGAATCATTGGTGATCTCTTCTCCGTAGTTACGGATAGTAGATTCATCCTTGTGTTCTCTTGGACGGTTGCTGGCCTTACGTTGATCTCTCTACGTAGATAGCAAATATACCAGGGCTTTAATCGGCCCGACGCAGGCTAAGGAAGCCAAAACCTCTATTTAAGGAGGAAGGCTGAAAAGCCTGACGTCACTCTGGAATAGAGTAGCCCATGAAATGGCTACTCGATGTCACACTAGCGCCATCCGCGATATAAAAACTGTCGCGGATCGTGTCGAACATGAGGGGTTCTCGTTTCTTACGATTGCCCTGCCTAGCTTTGGAAAAGGCCTCGAAAAGGCTCTTGACTTAGGCCAGGCTGATCCCATTCACTTCCAAGGCTTTCATACGCCTAGAGGTGAGTGTCTCCCCGTATTTCTAGGGGGTTTCACGGATCGTGTGTTCGACCGCTGTAGTGGTGTGTTGCTCGATGAACCTGATGTCGATGCAATTCTCGCCGTGCGTCAGCTAACGCTGATGTTTGGTAAGATCCTCCTTCCGTGCTCAGACAGACGGGAGAGGGCGGCATATGACGGTTACATCGAGTGTGAGAAGGAAGTTCGCAAGAACGACGCTTGTTTATCTGAACAGGATTATTCAGATTTTAAGCGAGTGTCTGACTTGCTGTTTGGTGGGATGTTCTCCCATCTCGACCAGTTAGTATTTGATCGAGAGGATGTTATCCCCAAACATGGTCCTGGGTCTACTGCTGATAAACTTCGCGGGAACGCGAAGTACAAGCAGCGGACCTGGCCAATGCGCCTCCAGAGCATCTTCCCTTGGGAAGAGTTTCTGGTCCCGAATAGCTCCTATTGGGGCGACTTCGGGGACAGCGTGAACTTCCTCGAACCTGGAGAGGAGATTCCCGTAAAGGTGATCTCCGTTCCTAAAACGCTCAAAACACCTAGAATCATTGCTATGGAGCCCACTGCCATGATGTATGTGCAGCAAGCTCTAAACACTCTGATTCTAGATCAGGTACGCGAAGATGACTTACTTCGTTCCCTGATGGACACGCGGCAACAAGCGCCTAATCAACGCTTAGCGCAACGTGGATCCGAAGATGGATCACTTGCAACACTCGATTTGAGTGAAGCGAGTGACCGTGTCTCGAATCAGCTCGTACGGGCCATGCTCGAAGACCACCCTCATTTGCATTGGGCGGTTGATGCGTGTAGGTCCCGGAAGGCTGACGTACCTGGTCATGGTGAAATTCGCCTGGCCAAGTTCGCG